TGTATAGAATGAACGCGGGAGATTACTTTGAGCTCATGTGGTCCGTGGACACCGTGGACATCGAGATCAAAGCCTTTACCGCAGCCCCACCGGTGCCTGGGATACCGTCCGCTATTCTTACCGTCACCAACAACATCTCCTGACAATGGCTGTAACCGTCAAAAACATCATCCCGCCCAAGCAGGCTGAGGCTGCTGCGACAGCTCAGTATCAGGCGGTGAACTGCAAGTGCATCATCGACAAGTTCACGGTGACCAACACGGCGGCTGCGAACGTGTCCATCTCGGTGAACCTGATTACGCCCTCGGGTTCTGTTGCTGCCAGCAACCGCATCTTGTCCTCGAAGGTCGTTGTGCCCAATGAGACCTACACCTGCCCAGAGCTCGTCGGGCAGGTTCTTGAGTCCGGTGGTATCATCTCAACGACCGCCAGCGCAGCGACCTCGCTCACCATCATGGCTTCTGGGAGGGAAGTGACCTAGAGATGGAGTCGCTGGTTTCAGTTCCTGTAAACGATCAGATTGAGAATCTCGAAAGAGAACTTCTCAATCTGCCTCAGGTTGAATGCCCTCTTAAGCATAACTTTGCCCCAGGGGTATACATGCGTGAGATAACGATGCCAGCAGGCAGTCTCATCATTGGGCATGAACATCTTACAGAGCACTTCAATGTGGTGCTTACCGGTAAAGCTCGCGTGATGATTGATGGCGTCATCGAAGACCTTGTTGCGCCATGTTACTTCATTTCAAAACCGAATGTCCGCAAGGTGCTTTACATCGTTGAAGAGATGAAGTTTGCAACCATTCATCCAACTGACGAGACCAGTGTGGAGGTTCTTGAAAACACTTTGATTCGCAAAAGCAACTCTTTCATCAAGCACGAAGAAGCAAAAGCTCTACTTGAGAACCCATCAACTAAGGAGGACTAAAAAATGGCATTTGCAGCTATAGGAGTTGGATTAGGTGTAGGAGGAGCACTTGCAGCAGGCTCTGTAGGCGCGGCTACAGCCCTAGGAGTTGGTGGAACCGCTTTACTTGGTGGCAGTTTAGCTGCCGGTGTTGCATCGCAGGCAATGGCAGCGAAAAAAGGATCGGCTGCTGCACGGGCCGCTGCTGATGCGCAGAAGAGAGGTCAAGACGCTGCCATTGCTGAACAGCGTCGTCAGTTCGATACAATGCGCGAGATTCTCGCGCCATACGTTACGGCTGGAAGACCTGACCTCACGCAGGAGTATATTGGCGCAGGAGCTGGCGCTATTCAGCAGATGCAGCGCCTTGCCGGTCTTGGTGGAGAGCAGGCGCGTCAACAGGCGCTCTTTCAGGCGAGGCAAACGCCGCAGTTCACGCAGCTCTCTCAAATCACGCAGTCGAATGTTGACGAGTATCTTCGCAATAGAGAGCAGGAGCTTGCTAACTTCCAGAAGTCTGCGGCGTACAAAAAGCCGACTCTTGCAGAAGGACAAAAAGGAAAAGCCGCTATCAAGCAGGCGCAAGAAGACCTCATTGCTCAGTTCAAACTGGAAACTGACAAGGGTATTCGTGGCATTGAAGCGCAAGGCTTTGAGCAACAGCAGGCAATCCTTAATCCGATTCTTCAGGATCAACAATACGAGCAAATCGGAAGACAGCAGCAACAGCAGGCCATCCAGCAAATCGAGCAGGGACCACTTTTCCAAGAGCTCACTCGTCAAGGCGAGGCTGCTCTGCTTGCGAACGCTTCAGCCACCGGTCGGCGAGGCGCCGAGGACACGCAGGCAATGCTTGGTAAGCTCAGACCGCAGCTTCTCAACTCGCTCATTGAACAGCAGTACGCGAAGTTTGCTGGTCTTGCTAATGCTGGCCAAACCGCTGCTCAGAACCTACTCAACATCGGTCAGGCTTCGGCTGCTGGCACGGCTAACATGGGCATTCAGTCTGGTGGGGCAATCGGTAACCTTTTGGCTCAACAGGGAGCAACTCAAGCTGCTGGCATCACCGGTGCGGCAAACGCTCAGATTGCCGGTATGACTGGCGCGGCAGGGGCGCTTTCTGGAGGACTGCAAAACTTTGCCCTACTGAACATGCTTGGGACTGGCGGAACCTCAGGACTTGGAGAAGGCGGATTTTACAAGAGCAGAGCAGATGCGCTTGCAGCAGGAGGCGGCGCTCCAGTGGCATACTCGCCGCCAAAAACTCCAGGGGGATATTCTGGTTTTTACATTCAAAGTTAACTCCTTATGGCCGATTTCAACATCTCCATCCCGCAACCAAACACCGGTGCGTTTGGCGGCAACTTGCTGCAAGGTCTCTCGGCCATCGAGGGCATTAAGGCCGCACGCGCACAGCAGGAACAAGCCTCGATGATGGCTCCTCTCCAGCTTCAGGCTGCGCAACTCGGCATCCAAAGCCAACAACAACAGATGGAGCAGAGCGCGGCAGCGGCAAGACGCGCAGCGTTTGGGTTCAACCAACAGCTACAGGCACTTCAAGCTGAGAAGCAAAGAAAGACGCAGGTAGGCACGGCCTTTGATGCCTTCTTAAAGGCCGAAGACGCCGGTGTAGATGCGATTGCTCCGGCAATGGGCATCTTGAACAAGGATGAGTTCAAAGATCTCCAGGCAGCAGCACAGGTTAGGCTTGCTCAAATCATTGGCAAAATGGATCCAGAGAATCCACAGCCAGAGCTTGTAAAGCAGTTTGGACAACTCAGCGCCATGTTGCCTCCAGAAGAAGGCAAAAGATTTGATGCCATCCGAAACGCGCTGCCAAACAAGTACCGTGAGGGGCTTTCATCAACGCTGAACGATGCCGCTCTATTTGGCTTGGCCGGAGAAAATGACAAGGCGCTAAAGCTGATGGATGACCAGATTGAGGCATTCGGCAAGGATCAGAATCCCGCAGCGCAAGCGATGGCAAAGGAGCTTCAAACTGTCCGCAGCAGGCTGAATGAAGACACAAAGCCAGCGGTCTGGGCAAATTCGTTTTATGGGAACGCTCTAAGAAGCGGAGACTCTAAAATGGCAGAAGCAGCACTTAACTTCCTCAAGGAACGTGCTCCGGAGCAGGTTGCTAAGACCGAGTCTGAGACATCGCTAAAGAAAGCTGAAACACGCCTGAAGGAACTTGAGGCAGACTTGAAGGAATCTGGAGCACTTGACCCAGAGAAGAAGATGTCAAAGGAAATGCAGATGCAGGATGCGTTTGAGTCTGAGCCACTTGTAAAAAAATACATTGAAAGAAGAGATATATTGAATGCTGTTCAGTTGGCGAAAAAGGAAAAGACCCCTGTCAGTGATGCGGCAGCAATCACGGCAGTTGTAAAAATCAACGACCCAACATCAACAGTCAGCGTGACTGAATCTGGTCAAGTTGTAGGTGGAACACTGCCACAGCAGTTCAGGTCATTTGTTGCTAGACTTTCAGGTGACGGAAAGCTTTCTGAAAAAGACAGAGATGATTTGATTCGGTACGCTGAGACTAGAACAAAGAGCTCTGAGAATGAGTACAATACATATCTCAAAAAGAACATTGCTATTGCCAAGAGACGTGGACTAGACCCTGAGAACATCTTCTTTCTTCCTGACGCGCCAACCCAGTCTGTGTTGGGCAATAAAGCGCCACAGACGCGAGAAGAACAACTCAAAGGCAAGTCAGTTCCGCCACCGGCGCCGACAGGAGCTTGGAGGTCAGACAGTACCAGTGAAGGCGTTGCTTTTAAGGTGAAACCAAAATAAAGCTATGGCAGTTTACGAGGTAGAGATTTACGGGAAAACATTTGACGTTGAGGCGTCTTCTCAAGACCAAATCCCATCCATTGTGGATAGGATTGTGAAGATGTACAATCTGAAGCCGACCGACACGCAGCCTGTTGAAGGCCCACCGGCTCCTCCCGAGGCCACAGCCGCTCCCACCGAGGCGCTGCTACCGTCTGCTGCCAGCGAAGAGGCGATGATTGGGAAACCGGAGACGACGGCGGGAGGCGTTGCCGGTGCAGCTTTGCGAGGACTCAGCCCTGCGGCTGTTGGCGCGGTTGGTGGAGCGATTATGGGCGGAGCGCCTACCGGTGGGATTGGTGCTGTCCCTGGGGCCCTTATCGGGGCTGCTGGAATGACTCTGGCCGATCCGGTTGTCGCTGGCATCAACTCGCTTTTTGGAACGCACTACACGAAGCCGTCTGATGCGCTCAACCACTACCTCACACAACTCGGAGTTCCCAACCCTGACACACAGGCAGAGCGCCTCGCAGGAGCAGCGGGACGCGGTGTTGGTGAGGGTCTTGGACAGCTTGGCTTGGGCAAGGCGCTGATGGCGTCTGCTAGACCGGCAATGCAGGCAGCAGGCCGGTTTTTTGCCGAGAAGCCAGCGGAACAGATTGCTTCGTCAGTTGGGTCGGAAGTTGGGATGCAGTCCGCTAAAGAGGCCGGCTACGGGCCTACAGGGCAGCTTCTTGCCGGTCTAGGTGGCGGGATGGGTGCAGGCATCGGTGCAGGGGCAAGGCCTACTGTAAGCGCAGCCGCTGCCCTTCCAGAAGGCGCGGTGCAAGCCGAGAAGCGCGGTATCCAGACGATTACGTCCCAAGAGTTCAAGCCAGAGACACCGCTTGGAAATGCGCTGGCAAAGTCCAGAGAAATCACGCCGTTTGGAACCGGCTCTCTGCTTCGTAAACAGGAAAAACAACGCTCACAGGCAATCCAAGATTTCGTATCTGAATACGCTGGCGTTGGCAGTCCTACGCTGACAGAAGAGTTGGCAAATCAAGCAATCTCTCAGCGTGAGAAGATTGTAAAAAAACTCTCAGGAAATAAGCAGGAAGTTCTCGGAAGGCTTTCCACAACCGGACAACTTGTGGATATGTCTGCAACGGCCAAGAAAGCCGAAGACTTGGCGCTTGAGCTGGAAAACATAAGTCCTACTGCAAACAAACAGGCGATTGACCAACTCATTAACTTTGCAACTGAAATTACAGGGAAGACTCCTGAAGAGGTTGAGCAGAGGAGGAAGGTTCTCTTCAAAAGTCTGAGCGACCCAACCATTGGAACGCCAAAGGATATGGCTTCAAAAGCCTACAACGAGGTTTACGGAGCGTTAAACCAAGACCTTGGGAATCACATCAAGCAGTTTGGAAAGCCAACCGACTTCACAAAGTGGAGCGTATCAAACCGCGCTCTTTCAGACCTTGCTGATGACCTTAAGGCATCATCGTTCAACTCGCTTCTCAAGAAGGGTGAGTTAACTCCTGAGATTGTGAACAACGTGCTGTTTACAGATAAAAAGAGCAGCATTGAAAGGCTCTACAAGAATCTGTCAACAGAAGGGCGTGAAGTTGGAAGAGCAGCAATCATCACCCGTGCGCTCGAGAATGCCACCGATCCATCTGGCGTGATTGTCCCGAACCGTTTTGCAACCCAACTTGGAAAACTCGAAAATCAGGTCAACGTGTTCTTTACCGGTTCAGATTTGGATGCCGTGCAAGGTCTTCAGAAGGCATTGAACTACACGCGCAGGGCCGGTGAGTTTGCGGCGAATCCACCCACCGGAGCGCAGGCAGTTCCGTTTGTTGCGTTCTCTGGACTTCAAAGTCAACTAGGGCTTGTTGGAGCTGGACTTGCTGCCGCCTTAAACACCGGTCTTGTTCGTCTGTACGAATCCAAAGCTGGCAGGAACTTGCTCACGCAGCTTGGAAGGGTAAAGAGCAACAGCAGTTCAGAGCGGACGGTATTGACCAGCATTGCAAACTATCTGGGCTCCAATAAGGACCTGCTCGAGCCACAGCAACAACCAACTCAAGAGTAACACCATGCCATACATCATCGAGTCACCTTTCCCGTCCTTCAACGACACCGACGGCTCGCCGCTCAACAACGGTTACGTCTACGTTGGCTCCGCCAACCTGAACCCTGTCACCGACCCGATACCGGTCTACTGGGACGAGGCACTCACCCAGCCGGCCGCGCAGCCCATCCGGACCATCAACGGCTACCTCTCGCGTAACGGCTCCCCAGGGCGCATCTACACGAACTTCATCACCTACTCCTTCCGCGTCACCAACAACAAGGGCGAGCAGGTGTTCTCAGACCTCAACTACACCGACCCGACTTCCAGCGCCGGCAGCACCTACCAGCAGGTCATCACGGCGATTGCAGGACAGACGGTGTTCAACTTGAGCCGCACCTACATCCCTGGCACCAACAACCTGTTCATCTACCGCAATGGTCTGCGCCTCATCGTCGGCCAAGACTACAACGAGACCGGCTACAGCCAAGTCACGCTGACGGCTGGCGCCGACAACGGGGACGAGTTCGTCTTCGACATCGGCTACAACTACGACAGCGCAGCCAGCGTTGACGCGCAGGACGTCACCTACAAGCTGCCTGCGGTGGACTCGGTGTTCACGAACGTCGAGGAGAAGCTGTCTCAGATTATCAACGTGAAGGACTTCGGCGCGGTCGGGGATGGGACGACTGACGACACTGCGGCGTTCACCGCTGCGGCGGCGTATAGCTCACCGGTTCAGGTTTCCGTTCCTGTTGGTACTTACCTGCTCAACTCTTCTCCAGTGGCATCTTCGAGCGTTTCTTGGCTTGTCGATAGCGGCGCGACATTCACCGGCGCTGGGAGCATCGGCGGTTCTTCTGGAAGGTATTTGCCTCTAGCCAACCTGTCAGCACTTGTGACCGTTACCCAGTTTGGTGCAGTTGGTGATGGGATTGCAGATGATACAGCCGCAATCCAATCGGCGATTGATTACGTTGCTTCGCTTCCAAGAGGAGGAAGCGTTTACTATCCTTCAGGAAGGTATCTGGTAACCTCCCCGCTCACGGTTCAGACGCCTTACGTCAACCAGCGTGGTGACGGAATCTTCTCTTCGCTGATTGTCACAAACACCGATATCAACACGATGATTATCGGGTCAAACCCGATTGAGTCTCTTGAAGGAGTCGATGTTGTTGGGATTGGATTTTACCATTCCAATGCCGTTGGAAAAACCAAGCCGCATCTCACGCTTATCTCTGTTGAGCAGTCTGTTTTCAACGTGTGGATTGGCAATGGTCGATACGGGATTGTGACCTACGGCGGTCAGGGAATCACATTTGACCGTGTTTTCGCCCCAGGCAACTACGTTTCAGGCTCACCCACCTTGAACTCTGCCGAAGGCATCATGCTTCGGTCGGCATCCGAAGCGGTTGGGTACACCTTGGGAGCAACGGCAGTTGACTTGCCCACTGAGGTAAACTTCAACAGCATTTACATCAACGGCCCTTCAATGGCTGGGTGGCAGTACGGTGTTTCAATCTACGCTGGAGAACACATAACGTTCTCTGGCGACTTCTACGTTGGGCAGTCAACGGTCAACAATGTCCACATTGAACAGCAAGCTACGAACAAGCTCATTCTTGAGGTGAAACTTGAGAAGGGTGGATACATTGACGCCGCTGGAACGGCTGGTATTTGGATTGGTGGCCCTTCTGGCAACGGAAGTCAGTACATTGGATCGGTCAGCATCGCTTGCGACGTAAAAGGACAGAGCGGAGACGGTCTAAAGGGCATCTACATCGACGGAACTTCACGAGGAGGTAGTTTCCCTCAAGCTGTTCGCAACCTGTCTTTAACGGGCAACGTGAGCGGTTTTAGAGGCAATGGGATTGAGATTGGTGGAGGCGTGAATATTGACATCACTGGGGTCAAGGCTTGGGGCAACTCTTTCCTTGCCGCAAACCAAGGCTCGGGCCTTGTGCTTGGCCCAAGTGTAACCGTGTGCAATGTTACCGGAGGGCATTTTGGAGGCGGCACATACGGAGATGGCACGGGCAACCAAACATACGGTATCAGCGTGGACAATGCTGCCTTTCGCGTGACGCTCAATGGCGTTGACTTGAGAGGTAACCAAGCCGCCTTAAACTGGAGCAACAATGCTGATACTCGGCAAAACCAAGTGTTCAACTGCGCTGGATTTAACGGTGGAAGAGCTGCCGCCGCTCCGTCCATGGCAGCTTCAGCTACCAACTACACAAATCCGTTTGGATCTCCTGCTGCTGTGCTTATTTTTGGAGGAACTGTAAGCTCCATCAAGCTAAACGGAACGCAGATGTTCTCAACAACAGTGAATGCTCCAATTCCAGTTGGAATAAACGATGTCCTCAACATCACTTACACCGTAGCGCCAAGCTGGGTGTGGTGGCCACAATAATGCACCACTTGCAAAAACCTAACAACCTATGAGCAGCAAAGCATTTCAAAACGCAGACAAGCTGAACGGAATCGTTTCAGTTCTTGAGTTCGGAGCGGTGGGAGACGGGGTGACTGATGATACGGCAGCGATTCAGGCGGCCATTGATTCTCTTGGGACGGCTGGTGGTTGTGTGGTGATTGCAAATGAAGGCAAGTATCTTGTTGGCTCTTCACTTACCATAAAATCAAAAGTTCAACTTAAAGGAAACTGGAAGAACCCTGATACTGTAGGGGCTCCAAACGCACAGACATTCAGCACCGCTGGCTCTTGTATTCGCCTTGCGTCCTCTGCAACAATTAATATGCAGCAGGCGTCTTCAATCGAAAATCTTCTGATTTACCGCAATGGGATGACATTTCCGGTTGAAAGCGGAACCGGATACGCAGGCACAGCAATTACTGCTGTGGGAAGTTCTGTTGCACTTAGGAACTTGCTGGTGATGGGCTTCAACAAGCTGTTTTACGGGCCAGGGCAACGGCACGTCATTGACCGAGTATATGGCGACAACAACAACGGCATTGAGATTACAAGCTCTCCCGACATTTGCTACATTTCCAACTGTCATATGTGGCCGTTTGCCTCGGACACTACGATTTACCCCAGCACCGGAACCTCCCGTTCGGGAATCGCTTATTACTCGCACGACACAGCAGACTGGGTAAAGTTCACTAACTGCTTCTCGTACGGGTACAAGACTGGGTTCAAGATCTACAACGCGAACTCAAACACGCTGATTGGTTGCAGCACGGATCAGAACTTCAATGGCACAGCCACCCACACTGATAGCATTGGGTTTGACATCAGCGGAAACGCTAACGACACCAAACTGATTGGGTGTCAATCTGCCGCGTGCTGGTACGGCATCGTTGTTAATACCATCGCAAGTCAGAGCACCTTCATCGACTCGTTCTCCACGTGGTATCCAAAAGTTGCCGGCATCTATGTTCAGCAAGGGCGAGCTTCAATCGCTGGAGGAACAATCCGCAACACGGACTTGGGTATCTCGACCGACAATGCCTCTTCTGTGATTCACGTTACCAACGTGAAGTTCAACGACATCGCAACCAGGCCGATCTATTCGTCCGTCGCAAACAGCACGATCTTTGTGTCCGAATGCAACTTCGGAAACTTCGCTTCCACCAGCGGCGGCGCGCTGGGATACAACACGACTGCTCAAGTCATCGCGTCGTCAGATCCACTTGTCATCCCAATGACCGGGAATGTGTTCCGAGTCTCTGGGACAACTGCGTTCGGTTCGATGAGATGGGGATGGATGGGCAGAGAGGTCACCCTGATCTTCAATGGTTCCCTAACCGTCTATTCTGCAATCTCTACCAACCAGAACATGCGCCTCTCTGGAGGAGCTAACTTCTCGGCATCGGCGAACACATCACTGACGTTAAAGCACGATGGAGTTCAATGGTACGAAACCGGACGCAGCGCATAGCACCACATGAACGCCCAACACAACCCGCCGCCCATTGACATCGACATGCTCTGGTTCGACCCACGCAACTGACATGCACCACCTCGCCCACTCTCTGATCGCTCTCGCCATCCAGTCCGTCATCGCTCTTGCAAGCGGTGATTGGTGGACGGGCGCGGCAGCAGGTGCCTCGTACTTCGTGGGGCGCGAATACGCGCAGGCAGAGTACCGCAACATCGAGCACAACTACGGTGGGCGGCGTGCGAATATGCCCTTCTGGGGCGGTTTACAGCCCCGTGCGTGGACGTTCAAGGGCATCACCGACTTCGTTTACCCAACCGCTGCGGTTGTCGCCGTGGCACTCATCGCAACACACACACACCCATGAAATACATATTCGCTCGTTTACTGGAACCGTCCACCTGGCGCGGCGTTATCGCCCTGCTCACGGTATTTGGAGTTCGCATTGCGCCCGACCAGGCCGATGCTATTCTCACAGCCGGCGTGAGCGTATATTCCGCCATCAACATCTTTCGTAAGGAGAAACCGTGATAGCCGACCTGCTCATTGAACCCATGGTAAACCAGCTCATCGCCCAAGGGCCGCTTGCGCTCGCAATGGCCACCGCCATTTGGTATCTCAGCAACAAAATCCGCGAGTGCGAGGATGACCGGAAGGAGCTGTGGAAGAAGGTGAGCGAAATCTCGGAGCGATTCTTCCACGAGCACAAATGATTCTCTCTGACGACGGTCTAAAGCTCATCATCGACTTCGAGGTGGGCGGCGGTGAGGAGTACTACCGCAAGTTCCTTCAGAGCCCGACATGGCCCGGGGAGAAAAGCGGAGTAACCATCGGCATTGGCTACGACTTGGGCTACACGACTCCGCAACAGTTTCAAGAGGCGTGGGAGGAACTTCTCCCCGAATCTGACTACCTTGCGCTCACCGCCGCCCTCGGAGTCAAGGCCAACGCAGCCCGTGAACTCCTGCACGCCTCGCCAGCAATGCGCTCGATCGTCATCCTCTGGCAAAAGGCCGTCGAGGTCTTCCAAAAGAACACCCTGCCAACATTCTACCTGCGGATGCTCCGCATCTACCCACAGGCAGAAGACCTGCCTGACGAGGCGCGAGACGCCCTTATCTCGTTGGTGTTCAACCGTGGGACGGCTCTCTCTGGCGAAAGACGCTCGGAGATGCTGGGCATCCAGAACGCCATGCGAGACCGCCGGTTCTACGACGTACCGGAACTCATCCGCTCGATGAAGCGGTTGTGGCCTAACACCAAAGGCTTACAACGCCGCAGAGACGCTGAAGCGGCTCTCTTCGAGAAGGCGCTTGAGCCTAAGCGTAAGCGATAAACTCAAGGCCCTTGCCTTTGATTTGCGGGAGCATACCGTTCTCGTCGTAAATCCCTGCGCCCTTAGGGATAATGGTGTCCGGAGGCAGTGCGCTTCCCATAGTGGCAATGGGCCCCGAGTCGGAGTGTACCTTCGGGGCGAGCACAACCATCCCCGCTTGGATGCCGTGAACACCGGTGTATTTCTCAATCAGAGCGTCAAAAGAGACAGGTTCCATGGCCCAACACGTTGCAAGGAAGCAGCTTGCGACAAAAGGAAAAAAGATGTTGCGATACGCAAAAAATGCGTACATCTTCATCCCCGCCATGAGCTACCAAATAGATGCGAGGCACATGGTCTTCCGGTTCGGGGGAAAGAACCTGCTCTGGAAGAAGTTGGTGTTGTCGGGGGTACTTGTGCAACCGAGAACAATATCAACATGGATTCGCAGACGGAAAATCCCGCTGGAGAAGTTTGCGGCGCTTGTGGCGCTTGCACACCGCGAAGGCTGGGTGCTTCGACTCGAAGACGTGTGCCATAAACTGAAACGTGAACTAGAAAATGAACCTGAAAAAAATGCGGGAGGAGATAGCCAAACGGCTCACAAAAATCTCCGCCCTTGAAGAAGAAATCCAAACGCTGGAGCAGGCCGTCATGCAAGAGCATGGGGCGAACCTCCAGAACCTGCTAGCAGAGTCGGGCCGTGGATACGGCTCACTCACAACGGAAGTGGACGGCGTAAAGCTGACGTACGAAGTCAAGGCGACCTACCTGTGGGATCAGGGCAAGTTGCAGGCTCTGTACGAGTCGCTGCCGCTGGCTGACGCACGGGAGCTTGTCACCACCAAAATGTCGGTGTCGTCCAAGACCATCGAGCGCATCGGCAACGAAGACGTGCTGCGGCGCGTTATGGAGGCGCGTACCACCAAGTTCAGCGAACCCCGTATCACCTTCGTAAAATGAGCCTGCGCATCATTAAGGCAGACGAGCGCCTCAAGCGCACCTCGGACTGCGTGAAGGCGGTTGTGTTCGGCCCTGCCGGTGTTGGTAAGACCTACCAAGCACGCACGCTGGACGCGAAGAGCACGCTCTTTGTTGACCTCGAGGCCGGCACGCTGGCGCTGGGCAAAGATTGGAAGGGCGACTGCCTTGACATTCGCGGCACGTCAAACGAGATGGGCGCTCATCCGTGGGAGCTGGCGAAGGCCATCGCCCTGTGGCTGGGTGGACCGGATCCTGCGGACGACAACGGCTCTTACTCGAAGTCGGCGTACGAGTCCGTTGTTAAGGCGTTCGGGCCGGCGTCCGGACACGAGCAGTATGAAACGCTGTTCGTTGACTCCATCACCGTTGCAAGCCGGATGTGCTTCGCATGGTGCCAGCAGCAACCGGAAGCGTTCAGCGACAAGACCGGCAAGCCCGACACCCGTGGGGCCTACGGGCTTCTTGGACGCGAGATGATTCGTTGGGTGACCCAACTACAGCACTGCCACAAGAACGTGGTGCTGGTGGGGATTCTGGAGCAGCAGGAGGATGAGTTAAAGAGGAAGTACTGGGACGTTCAAATCGAGGGCTCGAAGACGGGTCGCGAGTTGCCTGGTATCTTTGACCTCGTTCTGACGCTTCAGAACTTCGAGGCAGAGGACAAGTCGCAATACCGCGCCTTCGTCTGCCACCAACAAAACCCGTGGGGCTACCCCGCAAAAGACCGCTCCGGTACGCTGGAGCTTCAAGAACCCGCTGACCTTGGGAAGGTGCTCGCCAAGATTCGCGCAGGTAAACGCATCGACACCGCCAAACACTAAACAAAAATCGAAAGCAGTATGTTCAACGCACAATCAACAAACGTCGGGTCAACAGAGATGGAACTCATTCCCAAGGGGACAGTGGCGAAAGCCGTCCTTGTGGTGAAGGAGCGCAAGAGCAGTCAGTCCACCGGTGGAGACTACCTCTCCATCGAGCTCGTTATCCAAGGGGGTCAGTACAACAACCGCCGCGTGTTCGGTATGATCTGCAACCCGTTCGATGAAGCCAACAGCGAGGTGTGGCGCCAGATGGGAATCGGGGCCATTACTCGCATTCTTGAGAGCAAGGGCGTCTTCAACTACGAAGACCCTGCCTCGTACGAGCAGTTCAACAGCGGTGATTTCAAC